AGTACAAGAACCTGGATTCACAAGGAGTTGCACTGAAGATGCTTTACAGGGAATCAGGTGGGAATGAGAAGGAGGCCATAAATGCTCTTCAGTACGCAGTAGCTAACGGGTATCAAGGTTTTCAGTGGTATTTCAAGCATAAAATCGAGGAAAATAATGGAAATGCAAGGAGCAATAAAATCGGTGTCACTCCAGAACAGTTCAAGGAGCTTATCGAATGGAGCCAAGACGGGAAGGCAATATCTGCCTGAAACATCTGAATTGTGCCTTTACGAAGGGGAATTGATGCACAAAAGAGATTCTCCTGAAATTATGCTCAAGATACTAACAGCGTTTCCAACGATGAAGGAGTCTCAGGTAAAGATGCTTATTGAAATGATGATAGATGAGGGTTTCACGAAGACAAGGTCGTATGATTCAGTTTATCACGTTATCAAGACATATCAGGGATGGGATAAAAACCCAAACATAGCTAACTTCATTCAATGGGACAAAAGAATCAAGATTTACACTTACTGGGAGCTGGACACAAAAGACAGAAAAGGAGAGTTAATTGAAAAGGATTACGAGCCCGTAGACGTAGGCCAAAAAGACGGGAAGCCGAGATGGGCAAAGATTTACGACATTGAAAAATTTAACCTTAAAAAATGGGAGACGACATGAGCGACGCAGAATATGGGGAGTTCAACAATTGCTTCAGGAATATCACTAGATTCAGGAAAAACAATCCAAACTACCAGATTAATGATGTCGAGTGGGATGACCTTGAAAAGGCGCATTATGCCGACATAAAGGAAAGGGACGATCGTATAAAGGAGCTTGAGGAAAGGATTTTGGAGCTGCTGAATCCGCAAAGGCCAGTTGATCACGATCGACTTGTCGCAATGGCGTTACGACAGAGTGATTCTGAAATCAAGAAAGGAGGGAAAAAATGAACGAAGGAAGCATGGAGACTGAGTTTGATCGTGCCACTAGATTAATTTGGGAAGATGACAGCACAACCGTCATGGAAGCGACAGATCTACTAAAAAATGCACATGTCATTGAAATGCGCTCCCTTGCAAAGATCAACGGCGAGATGATCGAGATGCAGAGAAAGCGCATTGCGGAACTGGAGCAGCTAAACTGTGAGCTTAATTACATCAGGCGGGTCACGGAGGACAGAGTCAAAGAGTCGGAGCAGAAATTGCGCTCTGAGCAGGACCACTCGAAGCAGCTTGTAGCGGACTGCCGAAGCTGCAAATTAGTGCAAGAGCTGGAGAAGTCAATCGAGTGGTATGTGGACTTCGCAAATGCACAAAACAAGAGCCTTACCGAAGAAATCCAGCGGGCAAATCTTGCGGAATCCATGGTCGAGCATCTGCAGTCGGAAGTCGATGCCCTGCAAAATGATCTATCAATCGCAAAAGAAGCGAACAAGCGATATAGAGCAAAACTTTCACAGCGCAACGGATTAGTGCCTGCAGACAAGGCTATAAAATAGCGTATAACGCACAGGAAGGGCGCCAGGAGGCAAAAACATGGGGGTGGCTAACAAAGTATTAGGTAAATCGAAAAAGATAGCTTAAAACATGCCTGAAACGATTAATATTGAAAATGAGGTCGTCGTTATCGAGCATAACGGCGAATACCGACATCAAAGTTGTCTCTTGGGTAAAAAGACCCGCGATATCAAAAGCAGGTCTCATATCTACTCTTGGACTGCTACCTGCTCAATCAATAACGCAAAAATAATCACGAAAGGGAGCTCACGAGAAGATGTTATCCGTGATATTTCAAGAAAGATCAAGGCGCGGAAAGAGATACATCGTGCCGAAATATTTTGCAGAAGAAGAAAGATCATAAAGAGCATTGAGGCACTCCATGAAGAACTAAAAGCATGCGAAAACCTTTGTAAAAAAATTATTTCCGGTTAAAAAGCATGCTTTTTTACATACGGTTCATTTTTAAATTCGAAATTTATGTTTTTCGTGCTATCACGCTCCATCTTTTCGAATCATCAGTACGCCGATAACGCACTCATTATAGAGCACAGCTCTGCCGTACCGCTGCCAGTCAATGCCCTGTCGCAAAACCGGATCCGCAACGTACTCCTTGCCTCCTTTATTTTGCGCGAAGCCTTGCCGCAGCCTCCTGAGCTGCTGCCGGCTGTATCCTGTGAGGCGGATTACCTCCGCCTCCGTGATGGTAAATGCCATCATTCAGTTATCGTCCCGTTTGCATCGCACACATACCATGTTCCATCTCCTATCTGATAATCATCCATCTGCTCAAAATCTGCTCTCGCTTCAAGAATATGGACAGGAACGCCTAAATCACCATCTCCATAAGTCACGTACTCAGCTCCATCAAGCTCTTTTTCGTGCATCGCCTCAGCGATCTTTTCGCCTCTTGTCTGAGAGAGAGGCTTATCAAAGTCGTGATACCAGTCGTCCGTTGTCGGTATTTCTCCAGCATCGAGACGAGCCTGCATTGCTTTACAGACATCTAAAATCTCTTCCGCCTCTTCCTCTGAGATGTTTACTTCAATACCATCAGCGTAATCCATCACAGCATCACTGCTTGCAAGATTTTCTGCACGATATTCTGCTTCTGCTGAGTCCATGATTCCTTCTGCAACTATAAGACGATTGCTTTTCATGATGATCTCCGGTTTAGTTATGCGGGGTTTCCCTCGCGTTGGTTGGTTTGTTAAATTTATTCGATAACCCTACATCCGTTAAATGCTTGCGTTGCAGCATCTCCACTGTAGAGATATTCATCAGCCCATACTTCCGGTTCCAGCTCATCCCAATCCTCAATATTTTCATCTTCTAATTTTGCCCCAGGCATCACAAGTATGACCGTGTACTCGTTTGCAAATCCTCTTTCGTTGTCCCTGTAGAGTCTTGCGCCGTCTGAAATTAAATCTTTTAATCCATCTACCAGGCTTTCCTTCCTTTTCGATTCGTGGGCCTCTCCGGTTATCTCGTCATCGCTGATGTACATCTCATCTGACAGCTTTTCCTCGATCTTATCCAAATCCTCAACCCCACCCATATCAACAAGCCATTTAAAGCCACTACCAGCAACATACTCGGCGATCAGATCATCATTAATCGTGAGTACGTTACCAATCCAACAACAATCTGAGATTGAGTCGTCATCATTAAATCTGCCTTGCCTGTCAATCCCCCAGGAAAACTGGCACCCACAATCACTCGTTAATTTGATCTCGTAATTTCCACTATCAATTGCTTTTGTTATTTCTGTATGTGTCATTTTAAATCTCCGTTTTGTTGTTTGTCATACCCACTGATTAAATATGCACATTATTATTTTATGATGCAAGCGGAAACATAAAATAATGCAAAATAATGTTCAGGAATAAAAGATTTTTAGGAAAAGTAGCGTAATATTTTTTGAGAGGAGAAAAGATTATTGTCGCTTGGATTGTGTCGAGCGCTGCTTAAGATAGAGCATGATCAAACCAGGCGCAAAAAAACCATCGCAAGGAAATAAGCTAACTGCAAAGCAGGAAATGTTTTGCAGGGAATACCTTGTCGATCTGAACGCATCTCAAGCATGTTTGCGGGCTGGATACTCGGAAAAAAGCCATGCGATCATAGGGTGGCAGCTGCTAAAAAAAAATATAGTCACTGAAAGGATTCAGTCCCTCAAGCAAGAGCGTGCAAAATCGACGCAAATAACAGCCGAATACGTACTAACTACGATACAAGCCACAATTGAGCGCTGCAAGCAGTCTGAGCCGGTCAAAGACAAAGACGGCAACGTGACAGGGGAATATAAGTATGACTCCGCCGCAGTGCTAAAGGGCGCAGAACTCCTCGGCAAGCATCTGGCGATGTGGACGGACAAGCAGCAGATAAGCGCTGATGTAACGCTATCGACAAAGAGTGATGATGAGCTCGATAAGATGCTCGATCACGCTATCATAGCCCTCAAAGCTGGCGGCAAGATATGACGGAGCGCGAAGCAAAAGAGACTTTGATCAAAGTTACCGCGGAGATAGAGCGACGTAAGAGACGTAACCGCATAGCCGCATACTATCCCGATACCGGTACCCTGAGGCGCGATCTCTATCAGCAACAACTGGCATTTTTTCGGCTCGGCTCTCAGTGCTCGATACGGTGCTTTATGGCTGCTAATCGTGTCGGCAAGACTGAGGGTGCGGGGGCGTATGAAGTGTCCGTGCATCTCACTGGTAGATATCCGACATGGTGGGAGGGTAAGAGATATCAGTCTCAAGTACGCGTATGGGTGGCTGGAGAGTCCATGGAGGCTGTGCGTGAGATCATACAGCGCAAACTCATGGGATCGGCTGGCAGTATCGGCGAAGGATTGATACCTGGTGACACGATCGGAACACTTAGATATCGACAAAACGGAACGGGGGCGATTGACACAGCACGTATCAAGCATGTTTCTGGGGGGTGGTCAGAGATTGGATTTAAAAGCTACGAACAGGGCAGAGAGAGTTTTCAGGGGACGGAAAAAGACCTCATCTGGTTAGACGAGGAAGCGACAGAGGGTATAAGATCGGAGTGCATTATCAGGCTCATGACAACCGGAGGGCATCTTATAGAGACCTTTACACCGCTTAAAGGCTTAACACCAATCGTCATGCAGTACATGCCGGATGGGTACCGTGACGAGAGAGTCGTTATTAGAGGAGATCAAGGGCTCGTCATGGCGGGATGGGATGATGCGCCCCATCTGACTGATGCGGAAAAAAAGCGCATGCTGACACAGTGTGAACCTCATCTCGTCGAGGCCCGCACAAAAGGTATCCCGCACATTGGTAGCGGAGCGATATATCCAGTGCCGGAAACGGATGTCTTTGCCGATGATTTCGCAATACCGGAGGACTGGCCAAAAGTCTACGGTCTTGATGTCGGATGGAATCGTACTGCGGCTGTTTTCCTGGCGGTCGATAAGCAAGCTGATATCGCGTATATTTGGTCTGAGTACTACAGGGGGCAAGCGGAGCCAGCAATACATGCGGATGGGATAAGATCGCGCAAAGTAACGCAGGGGGTTATCGACCCTGCCGCAAGAGGCAGATCTCAGCACGACGGGAGCAGCCTGATTGACAGTTACCGGAGCCTGGGATTGTCTTTGACTCCGGCAGACAATGCAGTGGAATCTGGCCTGTATGAGGTTTGGCAGCGACTGAGTTCTGGGAGACTCAAGGTTTTCCGCTCATGCCAGCAATGGCGGCAAGAGTATCGGATGTACCGGCGTGACGACAAAGGGCGCATTGTCAAGGATAACGATCATCTTATGGATGCCACACGGTACGCCATCATGTCCGGACTAAGGATAGCGTCAACAGGAATACCACAAGATGATTATTCGCCTGCTTTTGTGGGGTGGATGGGATGATTTTCAAAAAAATATTTTATCGCGCGGAATAGTTCATCTACGTGTTGATTTTTCGCTTAAATCAACTTATGGATATATGGCTACTGACTCGCAGCTCATCGAGGACGCAAAAAAAATATTTCAGCTTTGCGAAGATGTCGAGCACGATAACCGCGCAGAGGCTCTTGATGACATGCGGTTTT